ATTTTTGCTAAATTAAATATACTGTTTTTTGTTTCATCTCTGAAAGCGTGTTCCTCTGTTCTAGGAAATTGTCGGTAAAACTCATTTAGAGCGTCCTGGTCGCCTTTTAATCCATCAACCTCATTATTCCAGTGCTCTATAACCCCGACGTCTATAACGTCTCCGTGTGGGTCCACAGTCCTTTCTGATGGCGTATTAAATACAGCGTGCCCGTATTCATCTATAAAACCTTCGTAATTCCATTCCATGGGAATAAACAAAGAATACAGCCCGGATCTAGTTTGACCGTTGGCATTTCTTTTAGTTACGTCTGAACTATTATATAGCTTTTTAAAATTCTCTCCTCCTTTATCTAATGCGTTTGATGTTGATCCCATCATGCACTTACCAATAATACGACTACCTAATCTTAATGTTGTTTTCGTGACCCTCCAGTTGTTGAGGATGTTGTTCGGCCTTTCCCATTTACCGCTCTCATCGTGGACGAGGAGTTTAAGTTTCTCCCCATCGTACGCATTGTCCCCTGTGTTCTTCCAGTCAATGGTGGTATCGAGACCTGCGAGCGATTCCGTCTTGTCATTCGAATCGAGTCTGCGTCGTGTGAATTTGGATGCGGGTACTCTGTATGCGAGTTCTGTTTTGGGACGGTCCATTCCGTCTTGTATTGGTTTGAAAAAGAATGGGTAGTTAACAGATATGGGTACAACCTTATCGGTGAACATTTTCTTCGCATCGGCCCCAGATTTGGACAATATTCCAATCCGTGCATCGCTTGATATGGTCGCGAGGTTAACTGTCTCCCCTGACCCCATGAACGAAAAACCCGAACGTCTGTTCTTAAGATAACACATACCATAACATCTTCTGTCGGCTTTACAAGCTTCCCAGAATATGAAGAATAATCTGTTTGATTCCCTAAAGTCAGGTTGCCCAACGTCAATCTTGGTCCACTGCAAGTACATAAAGTGAGTACCAGTAAGGTAAGTATCCACGCCTTTATTATTGAACCAATGACCGTTCTCTCTTTTGTTGAAATTTTCATCTATATATTCTCCCCATTTTGTTTTGAATCCCTCAGGGTAATCCCTCCAATCAAAAATGCTTTTTATGCCTTTCAATTCTTTTGGGTATTCCTCTGGAGTCCATTTGTTAGTAGCTTTACTTAATTTGCCTGGAGATTTAGGCAGCGCTATCTTTAGATTTTGTATATTATAGATTTCGCCTATTTGTCCAGTTTTGCTTATAACAACGACATCGTGTTCCTTGTTATAGCCATATTCCCATTTTTTACCTTTATTAAGCCGCGTAATTGTTGTGCGCCTTATAGGTTCTATTATTTGATATAGTTCTTGGGTATACATTATTTGGATCTATTTTCAGCAAATCCACCGAAGCTAGTAGTTTCAACTTCTTGCCTAGGTTTGTTCTCGAGGATTCTTTCTTCCTCTTCAATACGGTTAAGTATTTCAAACGCGTCAAATATAGCCAGCTTTTTTGTAGCTGCCGCATTCTTGAGTCTGTCTGCTGAAATGTCATCGTCTGAATCCACGATGTCTTCTTTAGCTACTTTAATGAGTTCCTCTACTGCTCTGTGCCCAGCTCGGATTATATTCCTCTTCGTTTCCTTTATGTCCATAATTGATTGTAATTGAATTGTTGGGTACTCGGTATAACCTCTGCCCGTCTATAATAAATTCGTATTCTGATGTAGGCCTAAAACCCACTATATTATCTACTTCTAAGCCACAAGTGCAATACTTAACCACGCCTATTAAAGGCTTTTCAAAATCCATTGAAAACATTTTGGTTTCTTTAACCGGCATTACAAAGCAAAAACCTTCTAATGCTTTCCACTCGCCGTTTCTTCTGTAAGCGTATATTTGATCAGGTTGTGCTAAGTAGGTCTCTTCAGTTAAATAGCTTTTACTATTTTTTTCTTTACCTCTTACGTCTCTAAATCTTCTGAATACATTGTGATGCACTATAACCTCATCACCTTCTTTTATTTCTTTATATTTCTCCGCTAATGGTAAGCTTAAAACAACACCAACTCTATTCGAGTACTCATGGTTTTGTAATTCAGTATTAAGCAATAGCTCTTGTCCGTCGATAGTTGTTTGTCCTGTCGTTCTAGCACCTTTTGGCGATACTAGGTAATTAAATACACTCTGCATTCTACCATGCAATATTGTATTCCACAGATATAGACATATTCTTATTGAAGTCTTTCCATGGCATGATAACATCCCCTTTTGATATATAGATTGAGTACTTTGTTTCCTCTTCTATAATGTTCTCTATAGTATGACCACCATACACTTCCTGTCCAACAGTATAGTGCATGGCATCATTCTTATAGTCTTTGCCTACACTAATCTTTCTTATCAGCTGCATGTTCTGTAATTTCCCCCGTAGTAAGATTAATATTTACATCTCCGTATTTAGCGGCTAGTATTTTTTGAGTACTTTCAACTTCTTTATTAAGCAATAGTATGTCTGCTATTAACTTAGCTTTATGCGCTTCGATTCCACCTATTTGCATTTGAACTTCACTAACGCTATTAACCGCTGTTTGTAGTTCTTTTAATTCAGTTTCGCTTAATGATTTTTTCACTGCTGTGAATTCTGTGTACTCTTTTACTTTCTTCATAATATTAAATTTAATTGTTACTTATATGGAAACATCTTATTTAGTGTTTCTTTTCTTTTATCACAACCGCAACCCCATGGCAAAGCCTTAACAGCTTTTTTAATTCCGGTTACGGTTGTAATTTTTTCTATTGTGTCTCCTAAACCTTTGGATTTCATTATTTAAAATACCCTTTTTTTAATGGGCCAGCCTTTTTGAAAAGTCCTCCGCCTTTGCTTAATTTTTGCTCTGCAGGAGTAAACCCTATTTCAGTATTAGGACTTGTATTAATATTTGAAAACGATTTGCTTTTTCCTGATAGAGTAGACATACCTGGTTGCTCTGTTTTTAAATCAAAATCACCCATTGTTGCTCTTTGGTCCTTGTTCCTTACGTTTGCTTTACTAAATCCGCCCACATTTTGTTTGGACTGAGCATTGGTGTTCTCTACCTCTTGCTTTGCAAAAGCTAATTTTGATTTAGCGCTGCGCATTTTGCGTAGTTCTTTTTGACTTAAGTTATCTTTTTGTGTAAATTCACCTGCAGCATTAAAAGATCCGTATTTACCAAGCTTGCGCTCGTTTTTATTTACGCCCCTATTTGCTCTTGTGTTGGCTCTAAAATTATTACGCCTATCATAAGCTGATTGCGCTTTCCCAGTTGATTTTCTGTATAAGTCAGTATTGGTCTTAACCTTAGTTTCCTTGTCCGGCCCTACTGTATCTGGCTCGAATGTTCCAGTACCAACTTTTATTTGATTTTCTTTTCTAGCTCTATATCTATCGTCTTGAGCTTTTCTTTGCTCAGGTGTTAGCGCTGCGTAAGCCGCATCTCCTTCTGCTGTTCTGGTCGGTTTTTTAATCCCGTCCTTCATTATTTCTTTACCTTTAACAATATCTCCAGCTGTTTTAACGGTTGTGGTAGATTGGCTTGAAACCCCTGAGTTGTCTTTCCCCGTCTGTAAAGTTTTCTTATTTTCCGCTTGAGCAGATTTTTCTGCTTCTGTTAAATCCTTAAAAGGAGAAGACTTCATTGAATACCCTTTCATTTTACTTGGAGAAGGCATAGTGCGAGTCTTATTGTTTCCATCAACTCCAGCCGGTCCTACATTTAGTAATGGCTCTTTTGTTTTAAACATGCCACTTTTAACTCTGGCTGTAATTGGTGTATTTTTCATATTTGTAGTTTTGTGTTATTAGAATTTTGAAAACATAGACTTCGTGTCTGCGGGCTTAAAGCCTGTGCCTTTGACAGCGGGATCTTTATCTTTCCCTTTGCCAACTGAATTTGCAAAACCAGCTAAATTTGCTGCAGTAGGTTCTGGGGTTGCGTCTTTAAATCCGTCCGCAACTGCTGCTCCAATATCCGTAAACTTTTTATTAGTATTAGCTGCGCCGTCCACTAAAGCCATATTGATTTTCAAAGGAGATCTAGACTTATCTGTTATAGGTCTGCTTTTACCTAAGTCGCCACTATACCCATCCTGAAAATAAGCTTCACCTCCGTAGAAGTTTTTCTTTATTTTAGCGGGGCTAGTTATGTTGCCAAATCTTTTTTCCGCTCTAGCTAAACTACCTGGCTGATCACCGCCTTGGCCTTGTCTTGGGCCTGGTGCTGATTTTTCTTGAAACCCGTGTTGGTTTCTTTTGCCTAGCCTATTTGCTTCGCCTCTAAAATTTAATCCCATAATTATGATTGTTTATATGCTTCGTTTTCCCACTCAAAATCAGGGTGTCCTTCATTCATTGTAGCCCTATCGTATTTTCTAGCAGGAGATCTAGTGTCTCGTTTCCAAGTAACAGAATCGTCTGAGTATTGCAATCTACCAGAAGCCATTTGATCTAAATGTACTTTTTCGTGGTTTACCGCGTCTTGCACTTTGCTTTCAGGCAAGTCTGAGCTAACAAAGATCGTTCCATCTCTATTAGCTTCTGCTTGTACTCCTTCTTCTAAATCATCCTTTATAATAACAGGTGTGCCAAACTCTGATGTAGCGTCGTGCAAACCGAATATTTCAGAATGTGATTTTAGCTTAAATGCCATTATGCTCTAGCTTCTTTTCTAGCTGCTCTTTTTGCTTTTCTAGCGTCTACTCTATCCATTCTTTTTCTCAACCTTTGAGCTTTGCCTGTGTTTCCACTAGCTAATGCAGCTTCTCCTTTTGCTCTTATTTTTTGAGAACGGGTTGGTTTAGCTTTTGTTACTTTTTTGGTAACTTTAATTTCTTTAGTCTTGATTGGCTTTGCAGTAGGCAATGCAGCCTTTTCGTTTTTAGGGCCTTCTGCTTTTAGGGTAGTAACCTTTTTTGTTTTAGACTTCATTTTAGTCTTAGGAACATCACCGGTGATTTTTCTTCCTCCAGTATTACCGCTATTCATGCTTTCGCCTTTAGTATTACGCATGTTAGGTTCTAAGCCAGGGGTGTTAAGATCAGTGTTACCGAACTTGTCCTTTTTTGTTTGCATGGTGCCATCCCCAAGTTTAGTATAAAGTTTTTTCTTACCTGCTATAACTTTGTTTTGACGCTTTGCTTCTCTTTTATACTCATTTTTATCCAAGTCGCCATAGATGTCCATATCTCTTTTCGCGTAAGCCTCATCCATCGTTCTTTTTTGCTTAGCTGGGGATACCGCTTTTTTTATTTCAGCTACTACTTTGCCTACTCGAGTTTTACCAGATTTTTTTCTTTCGTCAACTCTAGCTTGTGTTTTCTTAGCGTTTTTTTCTTTTCTTTCTGTTGCACTATTGTTTCTTGCTGTTCTTTTCTTTAGCCTTGCGGTTTCTTTTTTAGTTCCCGAAGTGTTTCTTTGTATATTTGCTACCTGATTGCTTACTTGAGCAGCGGCTGCTTCTTGTTGTGCTCGTTGCAATGCAGTTAGAGGCTTAGTCGCTCCTTTTTTTGTTAGTTCGCCGCTATCACCACCTTGTGTATTGGAGATACTCCCTCCCTCTTTAGTCTGTTTTGCCGGAGATCCGAATCTACCCGTTGCCAATAAGACAGGGGATTTAGGTGTCATTTTAAATGCCATAGTGTTTGTTTTATCTTTCGTTATCTTTAATCATATTATCAATCGCATGATTGAAAACCTTATCGGTATATGTTTTGTTTTTATAAAAAGTACTTCTTTCTGATGTAGGCAAATCTTCTTCGCCTAGTAGTATTCTATATATTCTAGTTATAAGTTGCTTACACTTAAAAGAAGTTGTATACGTATTGTACTTCATTGTTGTCCTGTTCCTTTTGCTAAAAACAGTTATCCAATCGTTCTTACGTAATCTTTCCCACCTTGCTTTATCCCAAGAATAGGTGTATGCACCTTTAATAAAATCATTACGTATAAAATGGTTTTTACAATCTAAATAAATAAGTAACTCTAAATCCGCATCTTTCAAATCGTAAGTTTTACAAGCCCATCTTCTGACAAGCCTGTAATACTTAAATATGTTCTTATTCCTTAAATCCTGCGCGCTTAGTCTCATTCAACTAAAACAATATCGTTGATGGTAATAACATGGTACATCCTGTCATTCCATTCTATCCCGTGACCAGCGTGTTTGTCATATCTAACAACACTACCTTCTTTTATATAATCAACTTTATCGCCAGCACTTATAACCTCGGCTTTTAAATACCTAATGTCTGTGTTCTGTGTTTCAGTTAATTCTAG